TTTCGGTTTTTACCATATTTGTAATGTCCAACATATTTGTCGCCGATTTCGTCTTCACAAATTTCAATATAAACGCATTCCTTTTTATCACACATTCTATATAATTACTAAACATTAATTATTTTTCAAAAATAAAACCTCATAAGAATATATATTTAGCAAATGCCGAAAACAAAAAGATTGTTAGAATTATTTTGTGGGACTAAATCAGTAGGACGTGAATTTGAAACTGCTGGATACGAAGTTATAAGTTTAGATTATAATCCAAAATTTAATGCTACACATACAGTAGATATTTTGACTTGGGATTACAAACAATATTCGCCCGATTATTTCAATGTTGTTTGGGCATCACCCGATTGCACAACATTTTCACTTGCAAGTGGCGGTAAATACCGAACAAAAACGAAAATATATGGATTTGATAATGATACTCAACCAAAAGCAACACTTGGTAATAATATGATATTACGCCTTATTGAAATACTTAAATATTTTAAAGCAGATTGGTTTATTGAAAACCCAAAAGCGTTATTAATTCATTTTCCACCATTTAAAGATTTTATTAATGAAATAAATGGATACAATACTACTGTATATTATGGGAATTACAACAATTGGAGTTTTGTAAAACCAACTCATATATGGGCTAATATTCCATTATGGAATGAAGTGAAACCGGAATTAAGTGCAGATACATATAAATATGTAGTAAGATCGGATGGTATTAGAAAACGAATATATAAAGGTTTCCAAAATTCAAATGCAGAAATCCGTAGTAAAATACCACCCGATTTAATTAATAGATTGATAAAATTGATTTAAAAATAAAATGTTTAGGTATATATATATATGAAAACCACAGACAATTTTATCTCAACAATTACTGAGGAAGCGAGAATGAAACGCAACGAAAATGCGATAAAATATTACCAAGAACATAATGCCGACTCTAAAGTTAAATCGTTATTGAATTACTACAAACGCAAATATGGGGAGGAGTGTATAGAGCAGTATATTGAAAAGTATGGAAAAACGAGCGATTGTATAAACGCCATCAAAAACAATACCAAAAAATCACTTCCAAAATTAGAAAACATTTAGGATATTTCATAAAATTGATTTTAATTTTATGAAAACATTTAGGAGAAATAACAAAAATCGAATTAAATAATTAATTAAAACTAATACTTAAAAATAAAATATTTAGTTAGTATATAACAAGAATGACTACTTTTACGATGATTGACTTTTGCGAAAAACACGCCATTAAATGGTTTCCAATATCTTTAACTATTGTTAGACAAACAGACGATAATGAGGGTTCAAAAACACTTAATAATATTAATCACCCTTTTTATAAAGGAATAACCCAAAAAGGAACACCAACATATAAACCTATGATGACTGATTTTGAAAAATTAGATGAAACAGCATTAAAAAAAAGACAATCTTTAATTTACCAACCTGATATGGTTGAAAAATATGGTTTGAATTGTATTGCTATGGATACAAGTGAATATCACCATATTGATGTGGATACAAAGGATTATGACGAACAATACGATGAAATGAAAGCGGTATATGCGTCATTTGCGTCTATGCGAAAACCTTATGGGTTTCATATTGTTTGCCGATCTGCCGATGGTTGGAAACCACCTAAAAACCGCTTACAATTTAAAGATGATAAAGGGGTTGAATTATTATGCGGACAATGGAGTTATGCTCCTTTATATATTGATAATCACGAGGGGAATATTTGTGAATTAGAAGATATGGGGGATTTACTTGTTATTGAACCTGTTAAAATTCCAAAATCACCTACTACAATCACACAAGGCATTAATAGCGATGATGAAACAATACATATTGGAAAACAAAACAAATCAGTAGAATATAATGAAATATTAGACCATACAGATAATATTGATAATAAATATTTATGTAGCGGACAATATGAGGATTGGATTAAAATAATTTGGGCGTTAAGAAGCACAAACGATGTATCTTATAAAAATATTGCTATTAAATTAGCGAAACGATGTGGTAGAGATATAAAAACCTATGTTGATACTTATTGGAATAATTATATTGATAAGGGGATTAATGATACTGATAAGGGTATTAATGTAGGGACTATATTTTATTATTCTATGAAGAGTGATAAATCACAATATTTAAAAATGAAAATGAAATATTCGCCATCAATTGAAAAAAATATATTTGATAATCTTACTTTGGATAATATGATAAAATCACCTTGTGAAAGTGATTTTGCCGATATTTATTATGAAATTTATAAAAAGAATATGGTTGCTAATGATAATAAGATTTATATTTATTACAATAATGAATGGCGTATGGAGGACGATAAACAACCACTTATTTTATTGAATAATATTAATGAATGGTTGAAATCTTATATCAAGTGTTGTTTTACATTTTTAGGACAACAAAAAGCAGATGCTATTGATGATAAAGTAGAAATGAAAAAATTAAAAGAACTTGATGATTTAATTATTCGTGTTAATCAAGGGATTAAACGAGTGAATTTTTGTAAAAATGTATTAACATTCATTAGAACTAAATTAGCGGTTGTATTTTATAAACCTATATTTGATATTGGAGAACAAGACCATAATAATATACATTTTAATAATGGGGTTTATGAAATGAAAAATAAAATATTTAGGGAACGTTGTTATTTTGATTATATTACAAAATGGTTGGATTATGATTATATTCCCGTTGAAAATATTGATACCAATATTAAAAATGAAGTAATTGAGTTTTTCAAAAAAACACAACCTGATAAAGCACAACGAGATTTTACACTTGGTTATTTATCTTATTGTTTGAGTGGATCTATTGATAAACAAAAATTCAAAATGAATGTGGGTTATTCTGCACAAAATGGAAAATCAACTGAAATGGGAATACACGATATGTGTTTTCCAATATATACTAAAAAATTGGTTAGTGATACTTTTGTATTAGGATATGCGAAACGCCACAAACATATTATTGAATTATTAAATAATCCTATCCGTCTTGCGTATGTTGAGGAATTACCTGAAAAAAAACTGGATATTGAGTTTTTAAAAGACTTTGTTGATGCTAAAAAAATATCTTGCGAGGTGATGTTTGGAACCGATCAAGTTAAAAAAATACAAGCGAAACTAATAACTTGTAGTAATCACGATTTTCACGGTAAAACTGACGAAGGTATAAAAAGGCGTGGTATGATACAACATTATAATAGTAGGTTTTTAAAAGATGATGGTGTTAATGAATTTAGTGATGAAAAACATATTTATAAGCGTGTTGATGGGTTTGAAAAACAATTCAATTGCCCTTATTTTAAAAATGCGTATTTCCATTTGTTGTTGGAGTATTATGATAATTTAGTTGTTCCAAAAATTAATGAAGATAAATTCAAAGAAGTCTGTGATGATAATGATTATTTCAAAAATAAACTATTAGAGGCATATGAACTTACGAATTATGAATGTAATAAGGTTTATTGGAAGGATATTGCATATTTATTTGGACAGCAAGTTAATAAAGAAGACAGAAAAACACTTGATGGAGATATGAAAAGATTGAATATTCCGTATAGTAAAGATAGTTCTGTTGGAAGGGGTAAAAAAGGTTGCTATTTAGGGTTGAAAAAAATAGAAGTTGTAGAAGAAGTTGAAGAAGAATTTGTAGAAATATAACTGTTGTGAATAATGATATATCTAATTAAATATATTATTTTTTTTGATTATATGGGGGATTGCATACTCTTCATATTATATAATCTGGTTGTTTCCACGATGTTTCCGTGTTTCCCCGTTTCCCCTTTTTTTCAAAACTATTCTAAAAAATATAAAAACCCTATATATATGAAAAACTTTTGAAAAAAGGAAAAAAGGGGAAACATTACAAAAAGGGGAAACATCAAAAATTATCTTTTTCATACACCCATAATTATATTTAGCAAAATGGGGAAATAACAATAAAAAACAATAAAAGAATATATCCTGTATTATTATATCATTCTATTATATAAATGGAGAACTTAATTGAAGAAGAGGAAACCGAAGTATCTACTATTGAAAAACCAAAGCGTGTAATGTCGCAAAAAACACGAGACGCATTAGCAGAAGGAAAAAGAAAAGCATTAGAAAAAAAAGCACTTGATAAAACACCGAAAACCATACCAGAACCAATACTTAAAAAGAAAGTTAAATTAGATGCAGAAGAAGTCCCAGTTGAAAAACCGAAACCAAAACGCAAACAAAAGCAAGTTATTGTTATACAAAGCGATGACGATAGTGATGACGACAAACCGCAAATTATTATAAGAACCAAGAGTAATAAAAAGGCAGATATTCCGCCACCAATTCCACCAGTTATTGAACCAGTTATTGAACGAGAACCAGAACCAGAACCAATTAAATATCGTATGCGTCGTATTTAATTTAGGCATATTAGATTTATCTAAATTTTATCTATTATTTTTTTATCTATATATAATATATAAAATGAGATATATATTCTACTTACTATGTTGTAAATCAAGAGATATAACCGATAAATATATTGGATCAACCACAAATTTATCAAAACGCCAACAACAACACAAATTTCATACTACAAACCCTAATAGTTTAAAACGCCATCAATTGAAATATAAGACCATAATAGAAAATGGCGGATATGATAATTGGGAGTATATTGAATTGGGTTGTTTAGAGGGGCATAAGCGAGACGCTTTTCATCACGAAAAACATTTAATAGATGCTTTCAAACCAAGTTTGAATATTAGAAAACCCATAAAAATAAATTAATAATATACTTATATTATATATTATGAATTCAATAGAACACGGTAGTCAAAAGATTTTTATATCTACATTAGGGAATGTATCACAAAACAGCACGGTTTATAACACTAACCTCATCGTTTCTATTCCACCAATAATTATAGCACAAAATGACCCGCATACGCCAATTATTGGAGTTGAAAGTTTAGTTCTTCCATTTAGTTATAAAATGGTTAATTCATCAAACAACAAATTAATTATAAACGGAATTACATACACAATTACAGAGGGCAATTATAACATAACAACGCTTTTAGCAGTATTAAATGACTTCCACGTTCATTATCATTTTTCATATCAAAGTGATACGAATCGCATAGCAATATCAGGCGGATCGCCTGATTATCCATATACTATTGACGAAGGAACTACTTGCGAACGGGTTTTAGGTTGTAAAATACGAGCATTACCATATCAATCGGGAGAGTATTTTCCAAGTATCGTTAATTTAGCAACAAATACATCGGTTTTAGTTCAAATCGCGAATTTAACGACGAAAAATTACGACAATATAACAGGGGCTAATAATATTATTAGTAAAATTCCAGTATCCGTTCAACCTAACCAAGTGCTTAATTATTTCAATAATCAACCGTTTTATAGCACAATCACAGATAAAGTAATTCAAATGCTTCATATAGTATTATTAACAGACGACCATAAACCGCTTATATTAGATGGTAATCCAGATTGGAGTATTACAATACGAATTGATTATATCAAAAAAGAAGCAACGACATTACAACCAACCGCAATACAACAAATTCGTCGTGGTAATTAATATATTGATTTAGGAGCATTTTTTTATATTTATATAATATATAGAATGACTTGGGGTATTTTTAAATCTATCGCCAAAATCGGCAAAAAAATCGGTAAAACCGCATCAAGAATTGGTAAAAAAATAATTCACGAAGTTCCAAAAGTTATTAAATTTGTTAGAACAAAAGCAGCCCCAGTAATCAAGGATGTTGCACATATAGTAGGTGGTGTATCACAATCATTAGCAGTTCCTGCAGGTTTAATAGCGGGACCAGAAGCAACCGCTATTTTAGAAGGAGTATCAGTAGGAGCAAAAGCAACGGAAGGAGTTGCAGAAGCAATTGAAAAACCAAAACCAAAAGGGGCAAAATCACACAGACAAAATCCAAATCCATTCCAACCAAAAGAGCAAGTTCCGCAAGTTATGGTAGTAAGACAATCAGCAGAACCGCAACCATTAGCAAGACCAAATCCATTAATGAGAGGCGGAATTAGAACTATGTAAATTTAGGAGCAAATTATTATATGTATGTATATTATATATAATAAATGAAAGTCGTCAATATTTATAACCAAACGTTTATAGGCAACAGTCCAACTGATTATAATTGGGAATTCACAATATTACCATATATCGTAAAAACAAGACACCAAAACAAATGGAGAATTACCGTATGTAATTGCAGTCTTCTTGATGATGATGCACCAAATGTAGCCAAAACATACCAATTATGGAGTTCTAATTTAGGAGATGGAAAGCAAACAAGTCAAACAACAACCCAAGACAGCAACACAACAGCCTTATTAATAGGAGTTCTCGGGAATTACGTTGATGGTATTTCAATGTGTTTAGCCAATACATCAGCCCCTATGATATATATGGTTGATAATTTACCAAAATCACCATTCAATGTTTATTACACCTATGTCGGTTCAGGAATTCAAACCATTCCATTAAATATTTCATTCACATTGAGAATAGAAGAATTGGAATATTGAATGTAGTCTTATATAAAATATAAGTGTATTATATATAAGAAGATGAGAATTGAACGTATATTAACACGTGAATATTGGAATAGCCCAAAATCATATCTTGATGGCGAATTTAGTATATACAATACAGACCCGATAATAAAGTTAAAACCAACCAATAAATTTAAACTAACCTTTACAGGTAATTGGATTAATTACTCATACAACAGCCCAGTTTATTATCACCCAATAGTTATGTTAGCTTTGAGGAATTTAGGAGGGATTGATACAAAAACAACATCTCAAATCAGTGGAGAATCCATCAATAATAATATGTATTTTGCAACAGTTGGAACACGCAGAACAGTAGCCGACCAAGGACAACCAGAAACAAATAATTATTATAGCAACCAAGTAGAACCCTTTGTATTAATGTTGGACGAATATCCAACATCATTTGAAAGCATCGCTACTTTTTTAGTTGGTTCAGTTGGAACAGTCGTAGCAAACACCATATATGGTTTTACAATCAAAATTGAAGAATTATCATACGATACACCAATATGGTATGAACCAAAAGTAAAGCAAATATACCAACAAACGTTTAATGGTTCAATCGCAACGGCAAATTACCCCTTTACAGAATTTTATTTTAATAGATATATTAAAAAATCACACCAAAACAGATGGCGTTGTTCGTTAATCAATCAAAGTATTAATTCAATTTCAGCAGGAATTAGAAATACCCAAACCCTTGTAAGATTAAACATTCCAGAAACGAATGCGAAATTGATATTCAACGAATACCCCCAATTTTATCCTGTCGTTATTGATATGACTTTATCAGGTGGAACCAATAGTGGAACCACAGATAATATATTGGTTAGATGGTTATATGAAGATGATACATATAGTGAGTATGAAATTGTTGCCGTAGCACCCCCAAAAGGGTCAGTAATAGATATAACATTCTACCCAGTAAATCCGCCAAGAGATGATATGGAATTAGTAGTAGGGGCACAATTAACTTGTAGTGGAACAGATGGCTATGAAATATTAAGTATTTCAATAAATGGTGTCGCATCGGCAAACGTAGGTTGGATTGATACAAATTCACAAACAGGCAACCCAGCATTTAGGGATTATCCAGTGGTAATAACCGATCGTAATTTAGACGCTTTTGAAAACTCCATCGGTGGAGGAGCATTTTCTGCAAGAATGACTAATAACTGGACACAAATTGCAGAGCAATATGTTCCAAATCAATGGATAATGAATAACATTAATGGAACACCATTTCAGGCGTCATCTGCACGTATTGGAGCATTGGGGGACCTTGGTTCATCGTCTTACAAACCAATTAGTTTTACTATTCAAATTGAAGAGATTGAAGATGAATAGTTTAGAAGAAATAGAATAGTTTAGGAGTTTTTAAAACATTTATTATATTATTTTAATTAATGTTTTTTCGTAAAATTTTTATCTAATGCTATGTTATAATACTATGGAAACTCTCGGTATGACTATCTCCTCCAAAATTGATGTAAGTGAATACAAAGGCTTATCACATTTTACAAGACGCCAAATTAGCGTAGCTCCAAGTAATGCATCACTATACATTTCATCCGCTTCCACTGGAGACCTATTCTTCGACATCCCCTCAGGTTCAAGAAGTTTATTATCTGGTGAATCCTCATTTTTGTGTTTTGATATTGACGTTCAAGGTGCTGGAGGAACTACTTCTGCTTCTTTAGCAAACGGTAATGCAGGTTCAGTTATTAATGCATTAGAAAGTATTATACAAAATCAAACAGTAGAAACCCTACAAAATTATAATGTATATGCTAATATGATATACGATTTACAATCAAAAGGAAGACAAACTGGTATTTGCTCTATCTTAAATGGTGCTGATGATACTACTCAAAAAACAGGTGCTGACTTCGGTGCTGCTGGATACAACGCAACATTTAGAGTAAGTATTCCACTTCATTCTGCTGTGTTCGGTGTAGGACAAGAAAACTTTATGCCTTGTGTTGATGGTATGAGACTACGCCTTTCTATGGCTAAAACTGACGATGCATTAGTGTGTGCTGGTGCTGGTGCTTTAAATTATAGATTACAAAATATTGCTCTTAAATTAGAATATTTAGATATGACTGATGCTGTATATCGTCAATTATTAGACGAAGCTGGGGGTGTTTTTAAAATACACGGACAAGCAGTCGCAAATTTTCAAACATCTACTGCTGCTTCTTCCGTTCAATCTCTTTTAATCCCTGCTCGTTTTAGTTCTGTTAAATCTATGTTAGTCGGTTTTAGACCATCCGCTGATGTTGCTGCTCCTGCTCTTAAAAATAGTGTCGGTTGCCGTGTTAATCCTTTGATTTCAACATATTTCTTCCAAATAGAGGGAAAGAACATTAACCCAACTCCTGTTAGAGTTGATGGTGGTGCAGGGGAATGCATGGCTGAATTATCCAATTGTTTCAACGCAGTCTCATCCAACCAATTTGAGATTGCTGGTAATGCTACTACTTATTTACAATCCACTTCTGCTAATGTATTAGGTTGTTTTACTATGGGTATTAACTTTGAAGAGCACTCAACAACTGGTTCTGGTGCAATTGTCGGTGGAATTGATACAAATTCATCAAATACTTATTTAAACATTACCAATACTGCAGTCGCAGGAGGTTATACTGTTGATAGTTTCGCAATATATGATTTAGTCGTATCTATTGATGCTATTAACGGCGGAGTTTCATTATCTAAATAAGTAATCAAATAATAAAAAATATCATCATATATTATAATAATTAATATATAATGGAAACCGATGAAGGACAAGACCCAACTATGAAAGATTTAGCAATTTTAGCATCACAAACATATACAACCGCAGAACCACAATATGAAGAATTAGGATACACAAAAGTAAATGATTTATCCACAAAAGACATACATACATTCCATCACGAACCAAACAAGCATTATGTAATAGCACATCGTGGAACGGAAATTTTATCACAAAATGATAAAATCTCACAAATAAGTGCCGATTTTAAAATATTACAAGGCAAACAAAAAGCGGATAAATTACATCGTGATAGAGCAAAAGATACAGAACGAATAGTAAAACATATTAGAGAGAAGACAGATGAACCAATACATTTAACGGGACACTCTCTTGGAGGTTCAACAATCCAAAACACATTAATAAAAAAACCTTATGTATTAGATAATGTGAAATCCGTCCATACATTTAATGCTGGAACAAGTCCAATTTTTAAGGTTGATTTAGACCCTAAAAGTAAAAAATACAAACAAATCGCCGAAAAATCCACACATCACACGATAAAAGGAGATTCTATTAGTGAAAACGCACATAAATCTATGATAGGCAAAATTAAAAAATATACAAGCAAACAAAAACCAACATTCACACAACGCTTTATGAAACGGTTAGACAAACTCTCTTTTATATCACCACTTGCTGGATTAGCCCACTGGGCTGGGACTAAATTAGTTAATACAGCCCAAAACCATTCAATAGATAATTTTATAATGTAAGTATATATTATATATATTTAGTAATGAAAATAGAAGAGGTTGATAAAAAGGATTTAAGTATAAAAACAACAAAACAGAATATAGACAATTTTTTAGATGTTCCAGACCCATTTCCACAAAAGGCATCGGTGTATTTAATATCCGCCCCGATGGGAAGTGGAAAAAGTTCATTCATTCATAGTATAATGACCGCAACAGGCAAAAACAAAGTGTTTAAAGGAGTGTTTGATGAAGTTCATTATTGCACACCATTAGAAGTATTTGAAAGTGAGGAAAACCATCCATTTAAGAACCACGCACCAAGCCGATTACATCACGATTTAACTGATGCTACATTTGATAAAATAGTAGAGGACTGTATTAGAGTTAAAAAGGACGGCGGAAATAGTTGTTTAATTATAGATGATTTTAGCGAACAATTAAAAATAAAAAAAGTTGCATTAAATTTGAAGCGTCTTATATTTAAACACAGACACCTAAAATTAAATATTTGTTTAACTACGCTAACGCTAAAATCATTACCAAAAGATTTACGCTCGTTATTAGATATAGTAATATTATTTAAACCTAAATCAATTAACGAAATCCAAGGATTTACGGAGGAGATATTCGGTTTAACCGTTAAAGAAGCGAAAGTATTATTTGAATATGTATTTGATAAGCCATATCAATTTTTATTTTATAATGCCCGTAATCATACATATTACAAGAATTTCAATAAACTCAAAATCACAGAAGAATAATATATATGGTTATAATATATATGCCTATAAAGAAGGATAAACGCAAAAAGAAGATTACTCTTTTGAAACAAAAACAAAAGCAGACACAAACCCAGAAAGTAGTTATTAATTTAGCAGATTTAGTTAAAAAGAGACCACGTGCAAAACCACTTGTTGAACCAACCGCAAAAAAACCAAGTGAAATGATACTAACCCGCATCATAAGAGAACCGTCATTTATTCCACCATATCAACATCACGCACAAGAACCAGTAAAAATAGCTCACGATTTAGAACCACAAAAATATATTCCAGAAACCTATAAACCAGTTGTTAATATGGATTTATTGGAAAAAATGGGACAACAACCAAGACCATTTAATAGACCAGTAGAACAACCACAACAATCACCGATTCCAGTATTAGAAGTTGAACCATTTAGAGAACGAGCGCCACGAAGAAGACAAGACGACCCTACCTTAATAGCCGAAAAAGAATTAAAAGCATTAAAGAAGCGAATGAAAGAGGAAGAGATGGAACGAAGACGGCAAAATGAAGCGGATTTAATGAAACAAGGAGGATACAAATCACAAGATGAATAGATAAATATTAGATTAAATTAATATAAAACTATTTAGGAGAATTTATTATATATATATAGTATATAATAAATGCCGAAACCACAAGAACGAACCAAATTTATGATTGATTTACATAATAGATTGATTACCACAAATGGATTAGCAAAGGGTTCCGCCGATCTATATATAACCAAGTTGAAAAAATTAAACAACAACAAGATATTCAACTCATTCGCTTTTTTGAAGAATACCAAAGATATTACGGAATTGATAAACACATACGAGAATGATAATACAAAAAAATCATACATCGCTTCAATTGTATCCGTATTAAATTATGCTGATATGAAACAATATAAAGGCGTTAATATGTTTTATAAATCGTTATTAGCAGATGCTAAAAAGGAGTTTGAAATGAAACCGAAGAATGAGAAGACGGAAAAACAAGAAGCAAACTGGATGGATTGGAGTGAAATAAAAGAAGTATGGAATAAATTAAAAGAACAAGTTGATAATATGAAACCCGAAGAGATTGAGGGTTCAATTAAATCCCGCAAGATTTACCAAGCATATATATTATTGAGTTTATATGTTAAATCTGCCCCACGCCGTAATCAAGACTACTACGAAATGCGGTTGGACGCTGATAATAATATGATGAAGAATTTTAATTATTACAGACCTAATAAGAAGCAATTTGTATTTAATGTTTATAAAACCGCCAAGACTTATAACCAAGATACGATGGATGTTAATGATACACTACAAGCAATATTAATTAAATACATAAAAGACTTCAAATTAGAAGACGAAGATTATTTATTATACCCTGATGATAAGGCTCGTAAATCAAGT